CGTATACGGGGGGGCTTAGCGCGCGATTTCGCTAGCGACTGGATTCCTCACCGGGGAATCCACCTGGAATCCACCCCAGCGGATCGCGCTGAAAGTGTGACTCGTTATCAAAGGCTTAGCCGAGAACCCCGCTGGCCAGGTGGATTCCTCGGAGGAATCCAGGGAATCCACCTGAACGGAATCCACCCCAGCCGGAAGCCACCCAAGGAAGCCGCCTCGGAAAGAGGCTTGGAGGCCTGCCAGAGCGATGTTGAAGGAAGTTATTGATTCCAATTAAAAAGCCCGTTGACTTTTCTAGCCCCCTTGACGTAACTCTTAATAATCGAAGAATAGCGCCCGGAGGAGATACCTCGCGGGCGTTTTCCTTTTCCCGACATCGCGGATCCTGATTCTGCCGCCGGCTTTTACGGTCGCGCGTATGCGTCTGTCCGCTTTTCACCATAGCAGAGAATACCCATGGACCTTGTCTTCGCGCCAAGCGAGATCGAGGCGTGGCCGATCGACCGGCTGCGCCCCTATGCCCGCAATGCCAAGATGCACGGCGACGACCAGGTGGCGAAGATCGCCGCCAGCATGGCGCAGTTCGGCTGGACCGTGCCCTGCATGGTGGCCGATGATGGCGAGCTGATCGCCGGACACGGCCGGGTGCTGGCCGCCACCACGCTGGGGCTCACCGAGGTGCCGGTGATCCGTCTGAGCCATCTGGATGAGGCCGAGCGACGCGCCTACCGGATCGCGGACAACAAGCTCACGGAACTTGGCGACTGGGACGAGGCCATGCTGCGCGACGAGATCGCGGGGTTGCTGGCTGAGGATTTCGACCTGTCGCTGCTGGGGATCGGCGAGGCCGAGCTCGAGGCACTCCTCCAGGACCCCGAGGCGCCGGGCGGTGATGGCCCGGTCGAGGGCGAGGACAATGTCCCGGAGGTTCCGGCCACACCGGTATCTGTCGCCGGGGACCTGTGGCAGCTAGGGTCGCATCGGCTGATCTGCGGCGACAGCACGTCCGCCGATGTGGTCGGGCGCCTGCTGGGCGACGTCAAACCGCTGCTGATGGTCACCGACCCGCCCTATGGCGTGGAATATGATCCTGCGTGGCGCAACCAGGCGAGTGCCGCGAAGACGAAGCGGACGGGCAAGGTGATGAACGATGACCGCGCGGACTGGCGCGAGGCATGGGCGTTGTTTCCGGGCGATGTCGCCTATGTCTGGCATGGCGCGCTGCACGCTGCGACCGTCTCTGACAGCCTGACCGCGTCGGGCTTCGCCATCCGGTCGCAGATCATCTGGGCCAAGGACCGGCTGGTGCTGAGCCGCGGTGATTACCACTGGCAGCACGAGCCCTGCTGGTATGCCGTGCGCGCAAAGGGAAAGGGACATTGGGCGGGAGACCGCAAGCAGACGACGCTGTGGCAGATCGCCAGCCGCGATCAGGATGCCGAGACCGTGCACGGCACGCAGAAGCCCGTGGAGTGCATGCGCCGCCCGATCCTGAATAACTCGGCCCCCGGCCAGGCGGTCTATGAGCCCTTCATGGGATCCGGCACCACGCTGATCGCGGCGGAAACCACGGGGCGCGTCTGCTACGGCATCGAGTTGAACCCGGCCTATGTCGATGTGGCCATCGAGCGCTGGCAAGCCTTCACCGGCGAGGACGCGGTTCTAACGGAGACCGGCGAGACATTCGCAGCGCTGAAGGCGAGGAGGCTGGCGGCATGACGCAATCACGCCGCATGTCGCTTGTCGAGGCCGTCACCAATGTCGTTGTGGGCTATGCGCTGGCCGTCGCCACGCAGATCGTGGTGTTTCCGTGGTTCGGCCTGCACCCCAGTCTCGGCGAGAATCTGGCCATTGGCGCCCTATTCACCGGGATCTCACTGGTCCGCGGCTACGCGCTGCGCCGACTATTCGAGCAACGGCGGCATGGCTGACCGCCGCCGCATGCCGGAATACGGGTGTGGTCGGGGTAAGGACCTGATAGAGATCTTGTCATGTTGCGTCTGTTTGACATGCTGGGCCGCTCCGCGGCGATGCGGGCCCTTGAGGATGCGCTTCGGGAGTCCGGCGTGCATCCGCTTCTCGTCCCGGACCCGGTCAAGCTGACCGTGATCAAGCTCAACAAGAAACATGCCGGTGTCAGGACTCAGGATGTTGCATGCGCCGAAGCCGCGCAACTTCTGGCCTATTGCATCCTCGGGCATGAGCAGTTCGCGGCCAGCAACAGCGCGGCGGATGCAGAGCGCATGGACGATCGTGTGGAAGCAGCGCTGGATGACGGCGACACGCTGGATGCGAAACTGATCCTGTTGGCGCTACATGCGGGGCAGATTGCCCAGGATATTGCCGATCGTATTGATCTCGACGAGACGTGATCCTGATCAGGCGTCCAGACTGTAGACAGTACCTCTGTTCATCTCTTTCCGGGAGGTGATCGCAAGCCCGAGCTTTTTCTTGAGCGCTCCGGAGATCATGCCGCGCGCGCTGTGAGCCTGCCATCCCGAGGCGGCGACGATCTCGGCGATGGAGGCTCCCTCCGGGCGCTGCAACAGCGCGATGATCTGGGCCTGCTTCGTGCCCGCCCGGACGGCGACGGCCCTCGGGGCATCGGGCGATTGGGGCGTCGGCGCGGGGTCCGGCTTCGCCTTGCGCGGCGCGCTGGTGGTCTTCGCGGCGACGGGCTCGATCCCGATCGCTTCCAAGCCCTCTGCCGTCACGACCAGCGTGGTGCCATGGCCATCGCCGGTCTCGCGCCAGAGCGGATCACCGCGGCGCAGATCGGCCTCGACCTCTTGGAGCCAGCCCCGCGAGATCATCGCGGCGACAGACTTCTTTGCGGCGGCACCATGCAGCCCGTCGGGCAGTGGCATGGCCAGATTGCCGGGGCGGGTGGCCGCGCGGCTGAGGACGATGGTCTGGGTATCGGTGAGTTTTGGCATGGGAGCCTCCGGTGCTGACAGGGCCGCGCGGGATTGCGCGGCCTCCTACCGGGTGAAGCCCGCCGCGACGGCAGGCCGAACCCTTCTCCGGGGATTGGAAAAGCTAGCGGGCGTATTCGCCCTCGCCGAAGGCGCTGTCGGTGATGCGCTTGAGCAGACCGTTGTAATGCTCGAGCGTGCCGACCATGGCCCAGCCGACCTCGTCGGGGTGGCAGTTGAAGTGGTCGTCGCTGAGCGCCTGCAGGCGCGCGAGCATCTCGTCGATCTCGGCTTTCTTGCCGATGAAGGCGTTCAAGGCTGCCTCCTTGTTGCGCCGGGCCTTCTCGGCGCGCAGCTGGTGGCGGGGTGTGGTTTGCGGGTTCAGGCGGGTCATGGCGTGGCTCCTTCGGGTGAGTTGCATCGTTTCCGTAGCATCACAATCGCTCTGGCGGGTCGGAAAGTGTAGGCAAATCAGAGCCATAAGATTGCGTTCTGATCATCCGATCAGATCAAATCAGCTCCATCTCGGCCAGCACGGTGCTGGCGGCAGCAAGCTTGGCGGTGGGCAGTTCGATCTTGATATGCGAGATCACGTCCGACGCCTCGGCGGTGATCCCGGCCTCGCGCAGCGCCGCCTCGATGGCCTCGGCGACAGCGTCGGGGTTCTTGCGACTCAAAGGGTCGGGCAGCGTGTCGTGATCGATGCGGATGGTGGTGATGGCGGTCATGCGGTGTCTCCGTCCTGCTGTTCGAGCATGGCGAGGATGGCGCAGGCCATCCCGCCGAGGTATTCGCTGCGGCGGAAGACAATCTCATCTATGTCGTTTGCCGTGGTGATTGTGGGATCGACCGCGAGGTCTTCTGCCACATGCGGCAGCAGGCGGGCGGCCTCGGCGTTGTAGCGTTGGGCGATGGTCATGGACGTGTCTCCGATCCGGGTGGTTTTCCCGGGTCCAGACTCGCTCAGATCCGGAGCGTAATCAACTGAATTAGACGATCTTTATCGTTTAACTTCAATAGACTAACGGAGCGCATGGGGTCATGGAAGGTCTGTCTGAACGTGCCTATGCCGCCCGGTCCGGGCTGTCGCGCGGGGCCGTGCAGAAAGCGCGCAAGACGGGGCGGCTGGTGCTGTATCCGGATGGCTCGATCAACGCGGCCGCCTCGGATGCGCGGCGGGCGGAGACGACCGATCCCGACCAGAAGATGCGCGCGCAGGGCGGGGTTGGCACCGGCGGCGGCGATGGCGCGGCCAGCGCGGTCTCCGGCCCCGGCGACAGCGCCTCCTATCTGAAGGCCCGCACCGCGCTGACGGTCTACCAGGCGCAGGAGCGTCAGCTGTCGATCCAGCGCAAGAAGGGCGTTCTGGTCGACCGCGCCCGCGCCGAGACGCTTGTGTTCCGCCTCGCGCGGCAGGAGCGCGATGTCTGGGTGACCTGGCCCACGCGCGTGGCCGCCTTGATGGCCGCGCAACTGGCCGCAGAGATGGAGGCCGCATCGGGGGAGGCCGTGACGATCGAGACGGCGATCCTGCAGAGGGTGCTGGAAGCGCATGTCCGAGAGCAGCTCGACGCCCTCGCAGACCTCCGGGTCTCGCTTGAATGATGAGGGTGATGACCACCGCCTGACCGAAAGCGACCTGACCGCGGACCTCGACCTCGGGTTCGACGGGTCAGAGGACATTCTGCGCGCCTGGTGTCGCGGCGTGCGTCCTGACCCGGACCTCACGGTGTCGGCATGGGCGGACCAACATCGCTGGCTGTCCTCGCGCGCCTCGGCCGAGCCGGGGCGGTACCGCACGGCACGCACGCCCTATCTGCGCGCGATCATGGATGCGCTCTCGCCCGGGCATCCGGCGCAGCGCATCTCGTTCATGAAAGCCGCGCAGGTGGGCGCGACCGAGGCCGGCAATAACTGGATCGGTTTCGTGATCCACCACGCGCCGGGGCCGATGCTGGCCGTACTGCCCACGGTGGAGATGGCCAAGCGCAGCTCGCGGGGCCGGATCGATCCGCTGATAGAGGACAGCGCCGCGTTGAAGGAGCGGGTCAAGCCTGCGCGCTCGCGCGACGCGGGCAATTCGATGCTGTCCAAGGAGTTCCCCGGCGGCATCCTCGTGCTCACGGGGGCCAACTCCGCCACCGGCCTGCGCTCAATGCCGGCGCGCTACATCTTTCTCGACGAGGTCGATGCCTATCCGGCGTCCGCCGACGAGGAAGGCGACCCGGTGACGCTGGCCGAGGCGCGCACCACGACCTTCGCGCATCGGCGCAAGGTGTTCATGGTCTCGACCCCGACGATCCGCGGGCTGAGCCGGATCGAGCGCGAGTTCGAGGCCAGCGACCAGCGGCGGTATTTCGTGCCGTGCCCGCATTGCGGGGCGATGCAATGGCTGCAGTTCGAGCGTCTGCGCTGGGCAAAATACCAGCCCGAAACGGCGGCCTACCACTGCGAGGGCTGCGCACGCCCCATAGCCGAGCATCACAAGACGGCGATGCTGGAACGGGGCGAATGGCGGGCAACAGCGAAAGCGACCGACCCCACCGCCATAGGCTTTCATCTCTCGGCGCTCTATTCGCCGATCGGCTGGAAGAGCTGGGCGCAGATCGCGCGCGACTGGCTGGCCGCCCAGGGCTCCGACGAGATGCTGCGCGCGGCGCGCAACACGCTATTGGGCGAGACATGGGTCGAGAGCGGCGAGGCGCCGGACTGGCAGCGCCTCGCGGACCGGCGCGAGACCTATCCGGCGCAGATCCCGGAACGGGGTCTGTTCCTGACCGCCGGGGCGGATGTGCAGAAGGACCGCATCGAGGTCGATGTCTGGGCCTGGGGCCGCGGGCTGGAAAGCTGGCTTGTCGATCACATCGTTATCCCGGGTGGGCCTGACGATCCCGCCTGCTGGGAGGCCCTGACGGCACTGCTGGGCCGGACATGGGCGCATGAGCGCGGCGCGGTCATGACGCTGGCGAAACTCGCCATCGACACAGGCTACGAATCCGCCGCCGTCCATGCCTGGGCGCGCCAGCAGGGCACGGCGCAGGTGGCCCCGGTCAAGGGCCTCGAAGGGTTCAACCGCGCGACGCCGGTCTCGGGCCCGACCTTCGTCGACGCGACGGTGAACGGCCGCAAGCTGAAACGCGGCGCGCGGCTCTGGAGCGTGGCGACCGCCACCTTCAAGGCCGAGACCTACCGGTATCTGCGGTTGGAACGCGCGACAGAGGACGAGGCACCCAACCCAGCGGGCACGATCCACCTGCCGGACTGGGCCGACAGCGAATGGCTCAAACAGCTGGTGGCCGAGCAGCTGGTCACGATCCGCAACAAGCGCGGCTATGCCCGGCAGGAATGGCAGAAGATGCGCGAGCGCAACGAGGCGCTCGATACCCGCATCTATGCCCGGGCCGCAGCGTGGATCCTCGGCGCAGACCGGTTTGACGCGCGGATGTGGCAGAGCCTCGAGAAACAGGCCGGGGTGGAGACCGCCGCCCCCGAGCCGGACACGGCACACGACACACCCACCGAGCCGCAAGCGGGGCGCGTGACGAGGCCACGGCGACGCGGCTGGCGGGTGAGCACGCCAAAATACATGGAATGAGCATGACCCTCGACGATCTGAAACGCCACCACGGCGCACTGCTGGCCGCGCGCTACAGCGGCACGCGCAGCGTGAGCTATGACGGCAAGACCGTGACCTATGGCTCGGACGCGGAACTGGCTGCCGCCATCGCGGATATCGAGCGGCGGATCGCGGCGCTGGAAAAGACCGGCCGCCGCATACTTCGCCCGTATGCCGCAAAGGATCTGTGATGAGTGCGATGAACTGGCGGCAGCGCCTCGGGGCCTTCATCGGCGGGTTCGACGCGGGCCAGCACCACAGGCGTTTGCGCGGGTTCCGCGCGACGCGCGCGCATGTGAATGCGCTGATCGCGGCCTCCGGTCCCGATATCACCGCCCGCGCGCGGTGGCTGGTGCGCAACAACGGCTATGCCACCAATGCCGTCGAAAGCTGGGCGGCCAATACCGCTGGCGACGGGATCAAGCCGATCTCGAAGATCGCAGATCCCGCGCGCAAGGAAGAGCTGCAGCGGCTGTGGCTCGCCTGGACCGACGAGGCCGATGCCGAGGGGCTGACCGATTTCTACGGGCTGCAGCGCCGAGCCGCGCGCGAGGTCTTCATCGCGGGAGAGGTGTTCTTTCGGATCCGGCCTCGGCGCGCCGAGGACGCGCTGACGGTGCCGCTGCAGCTGCAGATGCTGCCCGCCGAGATGCTGCCACTGGAGCATAGCGGCACCGCGGCCAACGGCAACGCCATCCGCCAGGGGATCGAGTTCGACCGGATCGGGCGCCGCGTGGCCTATCACTTCCTGCGCCGCCATCCGGGCGACAGCACCGATCCGGGGCTCGCGGGCGAGGTCACGCGGGTCCCGGCCTCCGAGGTGATCCATGTGATCGACCCGGTCGAGGGCGGCCAGCTGCGCGGGGTCTCGAAACTCGCCCCGGCCATCGTGAAGCTGTTCCTCTTGGACCAGTATGACGATGCCGAGCTGGACCGGAAGAAGGTCGCGGCGATGTACGCGATGTTCGTCACCTCGCCCGCCCCGGAGAACCCGCTGGCCCCGCCCGGCGACGACGACGACCCGGGCGGCGTCGAGATCAGCCCCGGCCAGGTGGTCCGGCTGGATCCGGGCGAGGATGTGACCGTCGGCCAGCCCGCCGACAGCGGCGCGACCTACGAGCCGTTCCAGTACCGCACGCTGCTGCAGATATCCGCAGCACTGGGCATTCCATACCCGTATCTCGCCAATGACATGGTGAAGGGCAACTTCTCGAACTCGCGCCTGGCGCTCATAGAGTTCCGCCGCCGCGTCTCGGCCTGGCAGCATTCGGTGATGGTGTATCAGCTTTGCCGGCCGGTCTATGCGCGCTGGATGGATGCGGCGGTGCTGTCGGGGGCGCTGGCTCTGCCACGATACGAGACCAACCGATCCCGCCTGCTCACTGCCGACTGGCTGCCGACCAAATGGGACTGGGTCGATCCCCTGAAGGACGCCAATGCCGAGATCGCCCAGATCGAGGCGGGGCTCAAATCCCGCACGCAGGCTATCGCCGAGCGCGGCTTTGACGCCGAGCAGGTCGACCGCGAGATCGCCGCGGAACATGCCCGCGAGCGTGCGCTCGGCCTCGACTTCCGCCGTCCGGGATCGCCCGCGCAGGGCGCGGCAGACGTGCCGGTTGAGGGGGATGATCGAGACCGGACCCCGTCCGACGACGCCGAAGACGATGACGACACCGCGGGGACCCGCCCGCGCACAGACGAGGACCAGCCCTGATGCTCCATGCCCGCATTGCCGCGCGCGCCTTCAATACGCCGCTGCTGGTCGAGCCCGCCAAGGCCATGGCGTTCCTGTCGGGGCTTGGGCCGCGCGTTCTCGGGCGGCAGGTGGAAATTGCGAACGAGGATGGACTGGAGGGCGCGACGGCCCCGCCAGCCCGTGCCAGCATCATCGCTGGCAACCTGGCTGAGCGCCTGCGCCAGCACGGCGACGCGCCATATCCGGTGATCGACGGCATCGCCGTGATCGAGATCTCCGGCGTGCTCATCCATCGCGGCGGCTGGATCGGGGAGTCCTCCGGCCAGACCAGCTATGAAGGCATCACCGCGCAAATCGAAGCTGCAGCCAATGACCCGTCGGTGCGTGGCGTCGCGCTGGAGATCGACAGCTTTGGCGGCGAGGTCGCGGGCGTCTTCGATCTGGCCGACCTGATCCGCGCGCTGCGCCGCGACAAGCCGGTCTGGGCCTTTGTGGCGGAACACGCGGTCTCGGCCGGGTATGCGCTGGCAAGCCAGGCAAACCGCATCCTGCTGCCGCGCACCGGCGCGGTCGGCAGCATCGGTGTGGTCGTCATGCATGCCGATCTCAGCGGACAGCTCGATCAGGACGGCGTACGCGTGACGCTGATCCATTCCGGACAGCACAAGGTCGACGGGAACCCCTACGCGCCACTGCCCGAAAGCGTCCGTGACGACATCCAGAGCGAGATCGACGTATTGCGGTTTCTCTTCGCCGAGACCGTCGCCGCGGGTCGCGCCGGGCGCCTGAGCCAGGACGCCGCGCTGGCGACCGAGGCCGCGATCTATCGCGGGACCGATGCTGTCGCGGTGGGGCTGGCCGACGACGTGACCGATCTCGCAGCCGGCTTTGCCAGCTTTCGCGCGCATGTCGCAAACACGCAAAACCGGCCGCGTCCGGTCGCGCTGACAGCATTGCCATCCCGATCCAGCCCCCAAACCACCACCCGAAAGGAGACCGCCATGGCCCAAGAGACCGACACTGATGACACCGCGCAGGAGATCACCACAGATGCGCAGGACCCGAAGGATGCCGCTTCGAATGCCCCGGCCGATGGCTCGGTCAGCGCTGAACATCATGACGCGCCGGCCGCCAGGATGCCCGCAGCGCCTGCCTCGGAGAGCCCGGCACCGCCCGCCGCACCAGTTGCCCCTGAAGCATCTGCAACCACCACGCCGGCAGCAATTCACCCCGGCAACCTGGCCGAGCTCTCGGCGCAGCTGCGCCAGGAGGCGGCGGAGATCACCGAGATCGCTGCTCAGGCGGGCCGCCTCGGCATCGCCATCGACGCCGCGAAAGCCCTGCGCGAAGGGACAACCCCCGAGGCCCTGCGCAGCCTCGTGCTCCAACGCGCCAGCGCCGCTGCAGATGCCCGCGATATCGTGGCGGCACCCCCCTCACCGGTCCTGCCACAGGCGACGGAAAGCCCGCTCATCGCGGCGGCAAAGCGGGACGCAGCCGCGGGCAAACGCACCTGACGCCCAAGCTGCGCCAGGACCTACCTCCCGACAAACCAATGCCCGACCGATCCCCCGCCGCACCACTCCGGCAGGGGATTTCCCTTGTTTCATGACCCTGAAGGATCCCCGACATGCCCGTTCTGACCCAACCGCCCACCATGGGCGATGTCCTCAAATACGAGGTCAACCCGAACTACACCCGTGAGACCGTCCCGCTGCTCGCCGGCATGGCCTATCCCGTCGGTTCGGTGCTGGGCCGCATCACCGCCAGCGGCAAGTACAAGCTCGCCACCTCCGGCGGCACGGACGGCGCGCAGACCGCCGGGGCAATGCTGCTCTACGCGGTCGATGCCACGCCCGGCGATGCCGTCGGCGTGGTGCTCGTGCGCGGCCCCGCGATCGTGTCGCGCGCGGCACTCGCTTACGACGGGACCGTCGATGACGCGACCAAGATCACCACCAAGATCAGCCAGCTGGCGGCCCTCGGAATTATTGCCCGCGACACCGCCTGACAGGGCAGTGACCCTCTGTTCGTTCCCCTCTTTCCCCGGAGATCCCCATGACCCTCACCCGCAACCCGTTCGACGCGGGCGGCTATTCGCTCGCCGAGATGACGCAGGCCATCAACATCCTGCCCAATCTATATACCCGGCTCGGCCAGATCGGCCTCTTCCGCTTCGAGGGGGTCACGCAACGCTCCATCGTGATCGAGCAGCGTGAGGGCGTCCTCAGCCTGCTGCCCTCGGTCCCGCTCGGTGCCCCCGCCACCGTCGGTAATCGCGAGCAGCGCTCGATGCGCAGCTTCGCGCTGCCATGGATCCCGCATGACGATGTGATCCTGCCTTCGGATATTCAGGGCATGCCGGCACTCGGCGTCTCGGACGCGGCCGATCCGCTGGTCGAGGTGATGAACCGCAAGCTCACACTGATGCGGCGCAAGCATGCCCAGACCCGCGAATACATGGAGATGAACGCGCTGCGCGGCATCGTGAAGGATGGCGCCGGCACGACCCTCTACGACTACTTCACCGAGTTCGGGCTCACACGGATCTCTGTCGACTTCGTCTTCGGGACCGCCGGTACCATCATCCAGGGCAAGGTCCGCGAGACCCTGCGCGGGATCGAGGACAATCTGCTGGGCGAGACCATGACCACCGCGCATGCGCTGGTCAGCTCGGAGTTCTTCGACAAGCTGATCAGCCATCCCAAGACCGAGGACGCCTACAAGTTCTACTCGGCCACCGGCGGCCAGCCCCTGCGCGAGGACATGCGCCGCGCCTTTCCCTTCGCGGGCATCCTCTTCGAGGAATATAACGGCTCGGTCACGCTCTCGAACGGCACGTCGGAGCGGCTGATCCCCGCGGGCGAGGGCATCGCCTTTCCACTCGGCACCTTCGAGACATTCACCACTTACGGCGGGCCGGCGAACCTGCTGGAGACGGCCAATACTGTGGGTCTGCCGCTCTATGCCCGGCAGATGATCGATGCCAAGGGGCGCTGGATCGACCTGATGACGGAAGGATCTATCCTGCCGGTCAACAAGCGCCCGCGGCTGGCGATCCGCCTGCACAGTTCGAACTGACCGTTCAGCATGTCAATCTTCGCCCTCGCCATGGACACACTCTTTGGAGATCCCAACATCGCCCGCGATGCGGTCTATATCTCGGACGCGGGTGCGCCCGTCCTGATCCGCGTGGTCACCCGCCGCGCGGACGACGTCTCCAGCTTCGGCGACGCGCGCATCTGGTCGGAAACCACCCGCATCGATCTGCGCGTGGCCGAGGTATCAAACCCGCGTCCCGGCGACCGTGTCGAGATGGATGGCGAAGCGTTTCTCATCCAAGGCGAGCCGGTGCGCGACCGCGAGCGGCTCGTCTGGACCATTGATCTGCGGCCTGCGTGATCCCCATGAAGCTCAAACTCGACATCACCCCTGATCTGGCCACCATGATGGCCGCCGAAATCAAGGAAGGCGAGAAAGCCGTCACGGCCGCCACGCGCGAAGCCGGGACCAGCCTCAAGACCGCATGGCGCAGCCAGATCACCGGCGCAGGGTTGGGTACGCGGCTGGCGCGCACGATCCGGTCCGAGCAGTATCCGAAGGGTCGGCCCAGCCTGAATGCCGCAGCACTCGTCTGGTCGAAAGCGCCCGACATCGTCAGCGCCCATGACACCGGTCCGCTGATCCGATCGCGCAATGGCTTCTGGCTGACGATCCCCACGCCGGCCGCCGGCAAGTCTCGCCGCGGCGGCCGGATCAGCCCGGGCGAGTGGGAACGCCGCACGGGTCTGCGCCTGCGCTTCATCTACCGCCGGTCCGGCCCGAGCCTGCTTGTCGCCGAGGGCCGGCTTAACAAGGGCGGCCGTGCGGTGGCGTCACGCTCCAAAACCGGGCGGGGCCTGACCACCGTGCCGATCTTCCTGCTGGTCCCGCAGGTCAAGCTGCCGAAACGGCTGGATCTCGATCGGGACA